CGTCAGGTCGCCGGTGAGCTGCTCGTAGGTGATGCCCAGCGCTGCTGCCACCGCCCGGAACTGGGTGCGCAGGAACTCGGAGTACGAACCGCCCAAGTCCGCGGGCTCCGAGAACTTGATGTCCTCGCCCGGCTCCAGGATCTGCAGCGTGCCCGGCTCAAGCCCGGCCAGCGTGATGCCATCGCTGTCCGGGTCGCCTTCCCCCATCAGGTTGTCCTCGGGATTCTGGCGCGTGACGAAGCCGGCGAACATCGCTGCGGTCTTCTTGCGCACCAGCTCGGCGTCGTCGTACTGGTCCAGTTCGTTGAGCTTGACCAGCGCCCGCGACAACCAGGGCTCGCCGCGGATCTGGCCCGGGCGCAGCACGCGGTACAGGTGGACGATCTCCCGCGCATCCACGCGCACGGTCTCCATGCCGCCCTGGCCGGACATGGGCGCCAGCCGACCGTCCTCCGGGTGAGACCGGTACAGGTGGTAGGCCACGCGCCGCCCCAGCGCGTCAAACTCGATGCCGCAGCGCACGACGTTGCCCGGCACCGTGCTCCCCGCGCTGGCCGGCAGGTCGGTGTTGAGGTCCACCGGCAGGTGCTCGGCTTCCAGCAACTGGATCTGCAGCGGCACCGCGAGGCCATCGTCAGGCCGGCGCGGCCGCAGCCGGATGAGGCACTCGCCGCCTTCCAGCATGGCCCGACAGGCAAGCGCCTGCAGGCCGTAGAAGTCGGTCTGGCCTGCTGCGTCCGCCTCCTCGGTCCAGTCGCGCCACAGCGCCTGCACGTCGGCCTTGAAGCCCTCGTCGGCGGCCAGGCTCTGCGGCTTGATGCCGGTGCCCACGGCATTGGCCACGAAAGCCTCGATGCCGGCCTGTGCCCAGGCGTTGCGGCGGACCAGGTCGCGGCTCTTGCTGCGCAGATCGCTGTGGGTCGCGAGCAGTGCGGCCACCGCGCCGGGGTTGCCGGGCATCCAGGCCAGCGAGCGCCGGCCACGGCCGGCGGCTTCGTGCACAGGGCCTTGACCGAACAGGCTCCGGAGCTTTGAGATCCAGGCCATCAGAAGCCCTTGCCCGTCGTGACGCGGATCTGGCGCGCGGGACGCTGCCCGGCGCTGCGCGCAAGTTCGACTTCCACCGCCCGGATGGCAGCCTGCAGTTCTTCGACCGAGCGGTACTCGACCGTCTTGTCGCCGAAGCTCACGCGGCGCTCGCCGGTGGCCAGCGCGCGCTTCAGGGCTTCGAGTTGATTGATCGTGTAGGTCATAGGGTGTGGGTCAGTCGTTTGTTCATCGGGTCAGCCATCGGCTCTTGATCACGCGCCGACCGGTGGCACGGGTGTCATGGGTGCGGGGCCCAGAAACAGCGAGGCCACCGCGATGGGTGGCCTCTTGGGGTTCAGGTACTTGGGGTGCCGGATCGGGCGGCGGCTCATCCGGCGGCCGCTCCACACCGAGCTGCCGTTCCAGTTCGCGCCAGTGGCGTTCCTCGAAGCGGTCCAGGCCGGCCGCCGCAGCGGCCGCTCGTCCGTACACGTAGCAGTCGAGCGCCTCGTTGCGCTCGCGCATCTTTTGCCACTCGCGCACGGGGAAGCCGTTGCGGTCTCGGCGGGTCACCAGCTGCTCGGCGCACAGTTGCTGGATGAACTCGGCATCGACCTTGGGCAGGTGCACGTAGCCCACCGGGTAGCGGGTGAAATCGCCGTCCCCCTCCTCACTGCTCACCTCCGGCACCTTGCGCAGGTTGTTGTAGAACTCCAGCTTGGCAATGCCCACCGCCACCGCATAGAGCTTGATGCCGCGACGCAGCTTCTTGCCCCCTTTGGTCACCTCCACCGCGGTGGGCGTGCCGATCAGCGCCGCGCCCCGGGCCACCCCCTTGACCGCCATCACGCGCGGGTCATGGCAGGCCCGCACGAAGGCGTAGGCCTCCTGGGTCGCGAAGCCCGTGTCGAGCGCAAAGCGCGCCAGCGGCATCTGCGCGCCCGACGCATGCGTCCAGGTCTCGGCCAGCATCTCGGCCAGGCGCTTCCACACTGCATCGCGGGCGGTGTCACCCATCAGCACCCGGTGCTCCACCAGCCAAGACTCCTTGCCGCGGCCATAGGCCCAGACTGACGCCTCGATGCGGTCCTTCTGCACGTCGGCACTGCCCACCAGCAGCAGGCCGCCGGCCGGCACGCTGCCTACCGGATAGTCCTCGCGGCGCTCGACCAGGCGCTGCCAGTCAGGGGCCTCCCCGTCCTCGACCCAGGTCTCTCCCAGCTCCGTGTTCTTGAAGGTCTTGATGGCAGCGGCCGAGCCGGATTCCTTGTCCACGGCCCGCTCCCACGCGGCGGCGATGTCGGACCAACTGCGCCAGCCCACCGGGCTGTACAGCGAGGACAGGTGGAAGCCCGCCGTCTTGGCGCCGTTCTCTGGTGCCATCGCGCGCCACTCGCCTTGCTCCAGCATCACCGTCTTGCGGTGCTCGGCGATCGGGTCTTCGCAGTTCTCGCAGATGTAGGCCGCCGTCTCGGGCTGCCCTTTGTCCCAGCGAAGTTGTTCGAACCTCAGCCACTGCCGGTGGCCGCAGTGCGGGCAGGGCATGAAGTAGCGGCGTTGGTCGCTGGCCTCGTACTCGCGCTCGATCGCACTGGCCCCAGCGATCGTTGGCGTGGAGACGATGAGGATCTTGCGCCGCGCGAAGGTGCGGGTGCGCGCCTCCGCCAGCGCGATGGCATCACCTTCGCCCTCCACGTCCAGCGGATAGCCGTCCACCTCGTCGAGGAACAGATAGCGCACCGGCATCGACCGCAGGCCCACCGCGCTGTTGGCCCCGGTCATCACCAGCACGCCGCCGCGGAACTCCTTGGCCAGGATGGTGTTGCCCGAGTCCCGTGAGCGGGCCGGTGAGATCAGTTCCTGCAGCACCGCCGACTCTTCGATCAACGGGTCGATGCGCTGCTTGGAGTTGCGCTTGGCCATCTCCACCGTGGGCCACACCGCCATCATCGGGCCGGGTGCGTGGTGGATCACATAGCCAATCCAGCAGCAGCCACACTCGGTCGCGCCGATCTGCACGCCCTTCATGAACACCACGCGCTCCACCGGCGAGGTGGGCGACAGGCTGTCCATGATCTCCTGCAGGTACGGCGTGCGGCTGGTGCGCCAGCGCCCCGGCTCGGCCGAGGCCTTGCTGGAGAGCATGCGGTGCCGGTCCGACCATTCGGAGACCGTCAGCAGCGGGTCGGGCGTAAGGCCTTCGCGCCAGGCGCGCTCGATCTCCGTGGCGCCTTCGTAGTCCTCAGTCATCTTCATCAGTCCGGCATCAATCCACCCGGGGCCGCAAGTCGCCCAGCTCCTGCAGGTGCTCGCGCACCGCGTTCTCCAGCGCCACATGCATCGCGTGCGGGTCAGCGCCCAGCCGGGCGGCCAGTTGCGCCGAGATGCGCGCCGGCCAGTTCAGCCATGCATCACGCTCGGTGCGCGCCAGCTTGAAGACGTGGGCAATGGCTTGCGGCCGGTCCACCAGTTCACCCTTGAGCCGCGCCAGGCGGACCTTGTTGGTCTGCGCCTTGACCACTTCGTTGACCGTGCGGGCCTGCAGCAGCGAGGTACCGCCGCCAGCACCGGAAGGCACTGGCCCTGGCGCCGGTTCCTCGGCCTGCGGCACCGCCACCTTGACGGCGGGCTTGCGCGTGCCGTTGCGGGGCTCCTCGGAGTTGCGTGCCCACTCGCGGTCCGCACGGTCCGGGTCAAGGGTGCCGTCCGGCTCGGGCGTGATGCGGCCGGCACGGATTGCCTTGTGCACCGCCGTGTCACTGACCCCGCGGTGGCGGGCGTAGGCGCGTATCGATAGTCCCATCGCAGTGTTGGATTCCTCGCACTCAAGCCATCGACATTGCGCTTGGCTTCCATGCGGAACAGCGCGTTCATACGTTCATCGTCAACACCATCAAAGGACACGGACATGAACCCGATCGATCAACTCCTCACCCGCATCGCCCAGCAGCACCTGCGCATCGACACGCTGGAGACGCGCAAGTCGGACGGCCTGGACTTCCACGACGTAGCGGTCTGGGGCGTGCGCGAGGCCCTCGAAGCCGCCTTCAACGCGGGTGTCGAACAAGGGAAGAAGCAAGCACTGCAGCAGGCACGCAAGGCCACGAAGTCAGAGAGCAGCAACGGCTGATCGCAAGCCACAGAAGCCAAGCGCAAAGCGCTTGGCTTCAGGCCCGAACAGCGCGTTCATCACGTCACCCAAACAACCCCCTGCAAAGGACCACGACATGACCACCATCCAACAACTGACCGCCACCCAACACGCCGTCCTGGCCTACGCCATCGAGCACAACGACGGCAAGATCACCTGGTTCCCCGACCAGGTCAAAGGCGGCGCCCGCAAGAAGGTGCTGGTTGGACTGTTCGGCCGCAGACTGATTGCGGCAGACGGCCCCGACTGGCTGGTGGCCGACGCCGGCTATGCGGCCCTGGGCCTCCAGCGGCCCGCGCCGATGCCGCTGGTGAACGACCCCGAGATCGAGGCCGTGGTGACCGCGGCGGAGGCCGAGTGGACCCGGCTCGACCTTCGACTGGATGCCCCGCAAGAGTCCGAGCAGCAAACGCAACCGCAGGCCGAGCAACCCCAGGAGCCGGTACCTCCCACCGCGGGCCAGAGCCGCACCCGCGAGAACACCAAGCAGGCCCTGGTGATCCAGATGCTCAAGCGCCCCGAAGGCGCGACGGTGGCCCAGATCATGGCGGCCACCGGCTGGCTCAACCACACGGTGCGCGGCACCTTGTCGGGTGTGCTGCGCAAGCGGCTTGGATTGACTGTCGTCTCGGCCAGGAACCCGGAAGGCGTGAGCGCCTACCGCATCGCCTGACCGGAGCGGCTCACCATGCTGAGACTCATCACCATCCTGGAGAGCCTCCGGCGCCAGCCGCGCCGGCTCACCGACGAGGAGAACCTGTACCTCCACCATCTCGGCGACGAGCTGCAGCGCGCCCCCAGCGATGCGGCCCGCTGGCGCATCCTCGAGAGAGAAGGCATGGGCCGATCCGACGGCTTCGATCTGGGCAGCGACGTCCTCGAACGGCTCGCTCAGTTGCGCCGCGCAGCGATGAACTGAGGCCCATGGCTGGCGCGGCGACCCACGCCTCACCAAGCACCCGCCGATAGACACCCGCGACGCTTGGCTTCCATGCCGAACAGCGCGTTCATACACGTGTCGCGATTGACAACACCCACCACGAGAAGCCTCGCATGAGCACCATGACCCTCACCATCGAACGTACCCCCCGCACCCTCACCTTCGGCGCCGCCGTTCTCGAGGTCGAGGAACTGGGCGTACGTCTACCCTTTTCCCGCGAGCCCGTGACCCTCAGCGAGGTCGGCGGCTATGGGCCGATCAGGATCTACGTCACCGAAACCCACGCACTCACTCCCGACGAGTTCGACGCCTTCTCGCGCAACCTGCTGGTCTCGCGCGACTGGCTGCGCGGCAAGGGCGGCAGCGTGGCGGACGGCTACCTCTGCGTCGAGATCACCGCGCCGGGCCGGCCCTACCTCTACGTCAACCCCGAGGGCTCGGACTACGCGCGGTATGTCTCAAGGCTCGGCTGATTAAAAGAGTCGATCACGAGGCCCGCAAGGCCTTGGCTTCGTGATCGAACAGCGCGTTACTACTGCTGCCGCAACGATCCACGAACGGACCCTCACCATGAACCAGCGCATCGCCAACCACACCAACTTCAACGCCGCCGACTACGCCTACCTGCACGCCAAGGACTGGACTGACGAAGAAATCCTGGCGCGCTGGGATGCCGAAGCCGCGCGCGGTGCCGGCCCCTGCGGCTGGGAGGCAGAGGTTGCACGCGCCAAGCTCGACAACGTCACGAAGCGCCGCTGAGACCTGGATTTGTCCTGACGGCCGGCGCCGCCAGGACAGGAAGCCAAGAACGACTTGGCTTCCTCATCGAACAGCGCGTTACTACAAGCATCGCAACCATCAACGCCCAGGAGCACCAATGACCAACCACCCGCACATCCCCGCCACGCAGAACACCGAGTGGGGCTTCTTTGGTGGCATGAACGAACAGGCTGCAACCGCCTGGCCGATCGCAATGACCGCGATCTCCGACGCCACCGGCGAGACCCTGGCGTCCGTCCGGATCTTCCTCGACAGCCGCCACGGACGGCACTTTGCGGACGAAGTCCTGGGCCGGCAGCATGGAGGCCAGGCGCTGGCTGACGCGATCCGCGCCACCATCCGGCAGTGGATGGACTGGAAGATCGGACGCCAGACCAGCAAGCAGTACGGCATCCCGCCTGGCATGCCCTACCTGACGGGCTTTGTGATCCACGGCGAGATCAACGAAGAGCTGGCAGCCTGATCCTCGACACGGAGCGCCTGATGAACAACTCCGCAACCGAACGCGAACAGGCGCTGCGTTGGCTGATTGCCAACCGGCGTCAGGATGTCTCCATCGAGCAGGCGGTGCGCGTGGTGTGCGCGGTGCTGCCCCGCGATCTCGCAACGATGCAACTGCTGCGTCGTATCGCCGAAGAAGAGGATGGCAAACAACCCGCCGTGCCCAAACTCAACTGGCGGTCACCTCCAGGTCTGCCGCCTCGCGGGTAGCCTTCTTGCCGGTGAAGTCCTCCCACCGGCGCACGATCACATCGGCGTACTTCGGATCCAACTCCATCAACCGGGCGCGGCGGCCGGTCTTCTCTGCCGCGATCAAGGTGGTGCCCGAACCACCGAAGCAGTCCAGCACGGTGTCGCCGGGCCGGCTGGAATTGCGGATTGCCCGCTCCACCAGTTCGACCGGCTTCATCGTTGGATGCAGATCGTTCTTGTGCGGCTTCTTGATGTGCCACACGTCGCCCTGGTCGCGGTCGCCGCACCAGTGCCGGCTGGCGCCTTCGCGCCAGCCGTAGAGGATCGGCTCGTACTGGCGCTGATAGTCGGCGCGGCCGAGCGTGAACGTGTTCTTGGCCCAGATGATGAAGGTGGACCACTTGCCGCCGGCCGCACGGAACGCGGACTGCAGGGTGTCCAGCTCGCTCGAACTCATCGCCACGTACACCGCCCCGTCGCAGCTGGCCAGCGCCGGGCTCAGCGCGTCGGTCAGGAACTGCTCGAACCCATTGCCCAGGTTGTCGTTCAGGATCGCGCGGTTCTTGCCGCCCAACTTGTCCTTGGGCGTGTTGGCGTAGTTCACGTTGTAGGGTGGATCCGTAAAGACCATGTCCACCTGCTCGTCTCCGAGCAAGCGCTCGTAGCTCTCAGCCTGCGTCGAGTCGCCGCAGAGCAGGCGGTGTGGGCCCAGCACCCAGACGTCGCCAGGACGCGAGATCACCGGGGTCTGTTCATCGGCCACTTCCGGTACGGCGTCCTCATCCGTCCGGCCCTCGGCTGCGCCGTCGTCAGCCAGCAAGTCGGCCAGTGCATCGGCATCGAAGCCGGTGAGCGAGAGGTCGTAGTCGTCGTCCTGCAGGGCCGCCAGCTCAACACGCAGCAGCGCATCGTCCCAGCCAGCGTTTTCGGCGATGCGGTTGTCCGCGATCACCAGTGCCCGGCGCTGCGTGGGGCTCAGGTGCTCCAGCACCACCACCGGCACAAGGTCCAGCCCGAGCTTCTGTGCGGCGGCCAGGCGCCCGTGGCCGGCCACGATCACGCCGTCGGCACCGGCCAGGATCGGATTGGTAAAACCGAATTCGACAATCGAGGCTGCGATCTGGGCGATCTGCTCGACCGAGTGGGTGCGGGCGTTCCTGGCGTAGGGCAGCAGCCTGGTGATGGGCCACTGCTCAATCTTGCCGGCCAGCCAGGAGACCGTCATGGCGCGGCCTCCTTCGCCTGCTGGCGCCGCGCCGCCACCGCCTCGAAGTCCTGACCCGTGCCCTGAAGCGTCACCGGCACGCCGGGGAAGTTCTGCTGGAAGCGCTTGATGGCAACGTCCACGTACTCCGGTGCGATTTCCATCGCACGGCACGCGCGGCCGGTGCGCTGAGCGGCCAGCATCGTGGTGCCGCTGCCGCCGAATGGCTCAAACACCACGTCGCCTGAGTCCGAGTACGCATCGATGATGAACTCGGGCAGCGCGACAGGGAACACCGCTGGGTGGTCGATGTCCTGGCCGATCTTTCCCTTGTGGCGCATCACGCGGATCACCGAGTCGGGGATGCGCATGTCCTGCGTGGGCTGGCCCTTGTGGGCCCATCCGTTGACCGTGCCATCTTTGCTGCGCATCGCCGTGGACGAACCATCGGCGCGCAGGTGCGATTCCTGGCCCGCGTGCTTGCAGGGCACGGTCTTGTGTGGCTTGCGAGTGTGCCGGTTGAAGTGGAAGATGAACTCGAAGCTCGGTGCCAGGCGGCCTTGCCAATCGCCCGGCATCCCCGGCCCCTGGTCCCAGACGTACCAGGCGAAGCGCCGCCAGTCCTGTGCGCGCATCCAGCCGAGCCAGCCGTCCCAGTACGGGATCACCTCGTTGTCGCGGTGGATCAGGCCGAGGTTGACCAGCACCTGGCCGTCGTCTGCCATCGGTACGGCGGCGAACACACCACGCATCAGGGTGTCCCAGTCGCCGGCACCACCGGTGGTGTAGTCGCGTTGTTTGCCGTAGGGCGGCGACGTGAAACACAGCCGGGCCTGTTCGCCCTGCATCAGCGCGGCGACCACGGCAGGGTCGCAGGCATCGCCGCAGACCAGGCGGTGCGATCCGAGCACCCAGACATCGCCCGCGCGGGACACTGGCACGGCAGGAGCCGGCGGGACATCGTCAGCGGCCTCGGAGTCTTCGTCCTGCTCCACGTCGCCGTCACCACCCGCCACGTCATCGGCCAGCAGGGCGTCGATCTCGGCGTCCTCGAAACCGGTGAGCGCCAGGTCGTAGCCGGCCTGCGACAGCTCGGCAAGTTCAAGCGCCAGCAGTTCATCGTCCCACCCCGCGTCGAGTGCCAGACGGTTGTCCGAGATGACGTAGGCGCGCTTCTGCGTGGGCGACAAGTGCCCCAGTTCGATCACCGGCACTTCGTCCAGCCCCAGCTTGCGCGCCGCAGCCAGCCGACCGTGACCGGCGATCAGGCCGTTGGCGCCATCGACCAGCAACGGGTTCGTCCACCCATACTCGACGATGCTGGCGGCGATCTTGGCCACCTGCGCGTCGGTGTGGGTGCGCGGATTGCGGGCGTAGGGAATCAGCGCCTCGACCTTGCGGTACTCGACGTGGAGCATGTTCGTTTGGGTGTCCCAAAAGCAGCGGCCCGCCCGGGGACGGCGTGAACCCGGAGCGGACCGCGAACGGCGGTGTGGTGTTGAAGTGAATGAGCCCGCCGACGGTCAGGCCGTGGGCGGGCTCAGGAAGGGATCAGGTTTGCGGGACGGGGAGCACGAGGTGCAAACCACTGCAACCCGCAAACCCCTGCAAACCTTGGTTTGCAATCTGACGCTAGGGCAATGTCGCGCTGTGGACGCCCGCATGGCGATATGGCCAGGAAGGACCCCTTTTGCCGGGGGCCCGGTCCTCGCTGTCGCCACTTGCCAGAAGATAGACCAAATACTACGGCCAAACCCCCCAATCTGTTGCAGTGCCCGTGAGCGCCAAAAAGGACAACGGGCCAAAACGGGGGACAAACGCTGGACGCATTACCCTACGTTGCCATTTCATTCAGAAGGGCCGTCGCAGTGGTGCCACGGCCCTCGCTGCTCACCGGCCGGGCGTCGCCTGTGCCGGTGCGTTCAACCGCTCAGCCACCACCAGCAACGCCTTCTGCCAGCGCCGCCATGCCGTGGTCCGGTCGCAGGCAAAGCGGATCGTGATGTCCCGCCAGCCACGGCGCTTGGCCCGCATCCACACGAGGTGGCGCTGCTCGACCTCCAGCCACTGCACCCAGCGCATCACCTCCAGCATGCGATCAATCGCCTTGGGCTCGGGCGGGAAGGGCCGGTGCACCTTCTCATCGGCCGAGAACGACTCCCACTCGTTGCGCAGCACGACGGGCCAGGTGTTGAAGTAGCCCTGCACCCGCACAGGCGGCAGGCGCTGCCCGGTGTCGGCCGCTTCCTGGAAGCGCAGCGCGACGTCCTCGATGGTCCACTCAGGCTTGCGATCAACCACGGCGCTTGCCTCCCAGGCCATACAGCCGCTCGCCGATGCGGCGCACGATCTCTCGCTCCACGAAGTCCAAGCGCTCATCGGTGGCGTCGACGACTAGGATGCGCTGGTCGCGCCAGCCGCGTTGCTTCATCGCGTCCAGGTCCACGGTCTCCGGCTGCACACGGGCAAGCGCGCAGCGGTACGGGGGTGTCAAAGTCTTCATGGTCTTCATCCTTCCTGCGCGATGGCCCAATGCAGCAGCGCCAGGGCGTCGGCTTCGTTGTCATCGACGGGCTGGTGGCCGAGGGCACGCATGGCCGCCACCATGGCGTCCTTGTTGGCGTTGCCCTTGCCGGTGGCGTGCTTCTTGATCGTGCCCACCGGCACGCCTTGGTAGGGGATGCGGTGGTGCTCACACCAGGCACTCAGGTGCGCCAGGAAGCCGCCGTAGGCGTGCGCGGCATCCACGCCCGCGTGGCGCCGCACCTCCTCGAAGTACACGGCGTGCAGCTCGCCTGCCGTGCGGTGCAGTTCCTGCAGCCAGTGCTTGAAGCGCAGGTAGCGCATGCCGCCGCCTTCGAAGCGACGGGGCGAGAACGGCTCGGAGCCGCTGGTGATGCTGCCGTCCTGCTGGCGCAGTGCCCAGCCGGTGTGGGTGCCCAGGTCGAGGGCAAGGGTGGTGGTGTTCATCGAATCAGTCCTTGGGGTGCGGGGACTGACGCAGCCGACGTTCGCGACGGAAACTTCTCTACACCTGTGTGTGCGCGCGCACGCGTGAGAAGTAAATCCTTGGCTACGTCAACTGCGTCAGTCCGGTCCTGGTTTTGGTGGGGTTGACACAGCCGACGCGAACGGCGGATGTGTCTCTGCACCGATAGATGGGCACGTGCATGGGAGACAAATCAGTCGCTGCGTCAACTGCGTCGGTCCGATCGGTTCATGGCATCAGTTGTCCGCGTACGGGGTGTAGGCAGGCCGAGGAGGCTCCTTCAGCCCGACCCCCTGATAGCCCCGCACGCCTGCGGAGTTCCGCCACTTCTGCAGGCCGCGGGACAGCAGCAGGTCGGAGAAGCGGCGCTGCACACCGACGAATTCACCGGCAGCCTCGGCCCACTGCTTCCAGTCGTTGAAGAGCTCGGACGTCAGCGACCTGGCGCCGGCTGTGCGCACGCAGCGCTCCTCCAGCCACCGGCCCAGGGCGTCCTCCGACTCGAAGTACTCGTCGGTAGCGTCCTGCACCGGCTGCGGAGGCGTCAGGCCACTGCGCTGCCACGCCAGGCACCCCTGCACGCCCCACTCGAAGATGGCGTGGCGCTCGGTCAGGAGCTTGGTCTGCAACTGCTTGTCCCGGCGCTCGGGCGGCACGGTGATCGTGAACGGCACCAGGTGCAGGCGCCGGCGCATCGCCTCATCGATGTTGCGGATCGCCGGCTTGTGGTTGCCCGCGATCACCAGCTTGAACTGCGGCACGTAAGTGAAGAAGTCCTGCCGCATGAAGCGCGCCGACACCCGGTCGCCACCGGTGATCTCCTTGATCTTGGACTCGTTCCAGCGCCGGCCCTGCTCGGTCTCGGTGGCGGCCACGAAGCGGGCGCCGCGCAGCCCGGCCAGGTCGGTCGGGTGCCGGTCGCCGCGGGTCTCCATGAACGTGTCCATCGGCGCGTTGGCTGCGTAGTCGCCGACGATCGTGAACAAGGTATTGACGAACACGCTCTTGCCGTTGGCGCCGGTGCCGTACAGGAAGAACAAGGCGTGCTCTTGCGTACTGCCGGTCAGGCAGTAGCCGAACACCCGTTGCAAGTACCCGAGCAGCTGCGGGTCGCCGCCCGTGGCCTGGTCGAGGAACTGCATCCAGTTCGGGCACTGGGCGCCCGGGGTCAGGGTGGCCGTGGTCACCTTGGTCATGCGGTCGGCGCGATCATGCGGCCGCATCCCGCCCGTGCGCAGGTCCACCACGCCACCCGGCGTGTTGAGCAGCCACGGGTCGGCGTCCCACTCCTCGGTGGTGCCGGCGTGCCGGCGATCGGCCCGGGCCAGGCGTTCCACGCCACTGACCGTGCCCGAGCCGGCCAGCTTCGCCGCGGTCTTGATGCTTGTGGCCTTGAGCGAGGCATGCCGGCAGACGTGGCGCACCAAGTCGCTGGCCGCGAGCGTGTCCTCGGAGCGCCAGCGCTGGCCATCCCACATCAGCCACTTGCCCCAGCCGGCCACGTAGCGCCAGTCGCGCTGATAGCGCCGCGTGAAGGTCAGCGCCAGGGCGTCGTCGGTGCCCCAGACGGTCTCCTCGCTGTCGTGTTCATCCATCGCGCTGTCCTGCGGCGCATCGATGTCGTCCGACGGCGGATACACCGCCATGCGCGGCCCGTTGGCGATGAAGTCGGCGACGTCAAACCCCTGGTCGAGGGCGTCAGCGGCATCCCAGCCCTCGGGGCGATCAGTGGGCGGGTACAGGATGTGGCAGCGGGTTGCGCCGGCCGCGAGCACCGCCTGCGAAGCCCGGTCGGCGTACTCCCAGCCCGGCTTGTCCTTGTCCGGCCAGATCAGCACCGCCTTGCCGGCCAGCGGGCTCCAGTCGGTCTTGTCCACCGGCGCGTTGGCGCCGTGCATCGCCGTGGTGGCGGCCACGCCGGTGTCGATCAGCGCCTTGGCGCACTTTTCACCTTCGACCAGGACCACCAGGCTGGCGGCGATCAGTCCCGGCTGGTTGTACAGCGGCCGCGGATCGGGCGGCGCCATCTTGCGGCGTTTGACGTCCCAGGGCCGGAACTCCTTTTTTCGGCCTGGCGGGTCGTGGCGGTAGACGACCGCGATCAGCGCGCCGGCTGCGTCGTGGTAATCCCACTTGGCGGTGGCCGGGCCGAGGTCGTCCACCGGGGCGTCCTTCTTCAGCCGTGTCTTGCGCACTGGTGCCGCGCGGGCACGGCCCAGCAGGTCCTCGGCCTGGCCCAGCACGGCAGGGAAGTCGCCATGCACGTCGATGCCGAAGTGGCCGGCGATCAGCGCGAAAACATCGCCGCCGTCGCCCTGGGCGCGGTCGGTCCACAGCCCGGCCTTCTCGCCGTCCAGCACGATCTCCAGGCTGTCGCCCGGGCTGCCGAGGATGTCGCCGATGCAGAACTTGCCCCGCCGCTTCTTGCCGGCCGGGAACAGGTTGGCCAGCACGGAGTCCAGCCGCGCGATCAGCTCGGCGCGGATCTCCTCGCGCCGGGTGTCGCCGTGCGGTTTCACGATCGGGGTGTCGTTGAAGTCGATCACTCGGCACCTCCGTCTTCCTGGCTGGCGCCGGCCTGGCGGTCGTGCGCGGCCTGGGGTGCCGGGTTGCTGGCAGCCCATGCGTGCAGTTCGTCGCGACGAAAGCGCAGCAGGCCTCCCATGAGGTAATGCGGGATGCGGTACTTGGCGCGCATCTTGTGGTCGGCGAACCAGTAGTAGGGCAGGCGCAGGGCGACCGCCGCTTCCCTGGCATCGATCATGGGCTCCAGCGGAGGGGTGGAAGTGGGTGGGGTGTTCATGGGCTTGTTCATGCTTGTGACTTCCAGCAGCGGTCCTGCCACGCGCACATGCGGCACTCGAAGTGGGTGGCATCGGTGAAGCTGCGCGGCAGCAGATCGCCCGCCTCGGTGGCGGTGATGACCTTGACGGCGCGATCGGACATGCGCTGCGCCAGTGCTGCGTCGAAGGGGACGAGTTCGATGTAGATCTCCATGGTGTCGGCGTTCAGCGCGGTGAAGAGCGCCGGGTGTTCGTGCAGATCGAGGTAGGCCTGGTAGGTCGCCAGTTGGGCGGCGTAGACCGGCTTGGCCACGGCCAGGCCGCTCTTGTGAAGTTCGCGCCAGGCCTTCGAGCCCAGGCACTTGGCTTCCCACAGCGCCGGGTACTTGAAGCCCTCCGGGCCGCCGACGATCACGCCGTCGATGTGGCCACGCAGGCGGCCGCCGGCCACGGAGAAGCCGTACTGCCCGCCTTCGCCCCTGCGGGTGCGCAAGTCGAAACCTGCGTCCCTCAGCCACGCGACCAGGCAGTCCTCCATGACGTGGCCGCGCTCGAAGATGCGCAACAGCCGGCCCTGGAAATCCCGGCCGGGATCGACCGGGGCCTGGGCGTACTCGTACTGCAGCGCCCGCTCGCAGGCCACGCCCAGGCGCGAGGCGCCCAGGTACTCGCGCGGAGTCTCCTGGGCGCGGGCCCGCTGCAGTCCTTCGTCAACCAGGGCGGTGATCTGGGCGGAGACGCTCGATGCGGAGTTGAAGTCCATCATCGGGCGCTCTCCCACGGCAGGTCATCGGGCATGTCGGCGAAGGCGTGGGCGGCCCCAGCGCTGGGCTTGGGCGCCATCGGGTCCGGCGTAGCCGTGCCGCCCCGCACCGGCGAGACCTTGGTGGTCTCGTGGTGCTCGACCATCGCCAGCGTGTAGCCGGTAACGATGGCGTCGATGACACGCAGCGCCTCGGCCTCCGAGTACGCGCCCAGCGGCTTGTCGAAGCCGATCTCGCCGGCGGCCTCGCCGAAAGACTTGAGGCACCGGCGCATCGCGCCCAGCTCGATCTCAGAGGGGTCGAACATGGCGACCTCCCTGATGCCGGTGTCCTCGTCCTGCGCCAGCGCGCGGCCGCACAGCATGTGGAACGCGTCCTGGCAGCGGCGCGAGCAGAACACCCAGTCGATGGGGTAGCGCCGGGGATCGCCGACCCCGTACCGCGGGTCGGTGTGGCCGAATCCCCGGGCCTGCCGTTTGCAGACCCAGCATTTCACGGTCTCCCCTCACTGCGCCCAGGACGGCTTGCCCGTCACCTTGGCGCGTTGTTGAGAGGGCTGCGCGGCTGGCGCGGCGGCCGGGCGTGTGGCGGCCCTGGGCGAGGCGCTGGACGCGGCGGCGGATCCGGTGGGGCGGTTGCCGCCCGCAGGGGCCGGGGCCGGCAGGCCGGACAGCTTGGCGTAGTCGGGGTGGTCAGGCTCCACCGCGAACTTCACGACGTTGCGATCCTGGCCCCGCCCATCCTTCTCCACGTCCACGCGAGCCAGGAACTCCAGGCCGTCGAGCTCGTGGAAGCCTTCGATGCGGCGCGAGGCCACTGCCTGCGGCGAGTGGTCCTGCGGATGGACGTTGCGCGCGCTGTTGAGCGCCGCGCGAATGAAGCTGCGCCCCATCTGGCCCCAGGTCGGGCCCTTCTCGGAGTGCAGGCCGATGTTGCTCCACATCTTGCGCTTGGCGTGCGGGCCGGCGGTGATCACGAACTCGGCCGCCAGATAGATCGAGCCGGTCTCGAAGGACTCGGTGGCGTAGCCGCCTTCCCAGCCGTTCTCGGGCACGTCGCAGCCACCGGGCTTCAAGGTCATGCGCACCGGCACCAGGGTGCCGCGCGGGATGAGGTCGAAGCCTTGCTGTTGTTCGGCGTCGTTGAAGTCTTGCCAGGCGTTGTTGGTCATTGCGATTGCTCCGTGAAGTCGTGGGTGTGGGTGGTGTCAGGGGTGGTGTTCTTGGCCTGGTGGACCGGCGTCATGGCGCTGGCGCACTTCGCGATCAGTGCCCCCAGGTCGGGCGGCTCCAGCAGCTCAAGCCGGCCGCTGCGGTCCTTGGCCGGGAAGCCAAACGGATTGACCGTGTGGGTGACGAAGGCTCGGTACGTGCTGTCGTCCTCGGCCCGGATCTCGGCCAAGGTCACGACCTCGTCGACGATGCCGGGCAGTTCCAGGCTGGTCTTGCTGCCCTCGATCTGCGGCACGAACACCTTGCGGTTGAAGTCGTCCAGGCGTTCGTCCAGGATGCAGACGAAGATGACGTTCTTGCCGCGGGCGTGCTGCAGATGCGTCAGGGCGCCGACCATCTCCTGGCCCAGCAGCCCGTAGGCGGCGCGCAAGTCGAGCTTGCCGGTGCGGTCGCTGACCGCGCCGGGCTGCGCCTTGCACCACGCGAAGCACTGGCGCGACAACTGCGTGATCGAGTCCAGGAAGAAGGTCTGGTAGTGCTCGAGCTGGGCCGGGTCGCCGAACTTCTCCACGACGTGGTCGTAGTGCGCCTGCGAGAAGCTGCTCGCGGGCGATAGCGAGCGGTCCGGGCCTGCGAGGAAGACAAAGAAGTCGCGGCTCTCGGGCCAGGACGCCGGGCGGATGGTGTCGCCCGGCCAGTCGGCCACGGCCAGGTCGCCAGCCTCGATGTCGAGGAACAGCGTGGTGGCGGGGTCGAGGTCCTTCAGGCGCGAGGTCTTGCCGATGCCGGACTTGCCCAGCAACAGCAGCTTCACGCCTTTGCGCTCAGCCATGCGCTGGGCCGCAGACACGATGGGAAGCCGGCTCATGCGTCGGTCCAATCGAATGTCAGCGTGATGGCCGCCTTGCCGGGTTCCACCGTGCGCGCACCGGCGAACTGCTGCTGCAGCACTGGCGGCCAGTTCGTGTACTTCGATTCGGGCACCGAGAGTTTGACGTCGAGGTAGGACTCGATCGGCTCGCCGGACGCGACGATGCGCTGGGCGATCTCGCCCAGTTGCTTCTGGTCCCAGCTGACCTTCTTGGGCTGCTCGAACTTGACGCGCAACGGGCCGTCGTTGACGTGTGCGGTGCCGAAGTCGCGGCCGGACTCGCGCAGCGCGGTGCGGGCCTGCTCGCCGTAGCACTGCTCGAGCGCTGCGTCGAACTTGGTCCGGGTTTTCTTGAGCGTGGCCTGGGCGGCGTCGAGGTGGGCATCAATGGCGCACTTGTGCTCGGGCGCCAGCTTTGCCAGTTGGCTCACGGACAGCTCCGCGAGGTTGAGGCCCAGCTCAGCGGGCAGAACGCTCAGGTCGTAGGGGGTTGGGTTGCTCATCGCCGCCTGCCTCACGAGTACGCCCGGGTGAAGGTCGAGTAGCGCGCAACGCGCCGCTCGAAGGCTTCGACCTCGGAGATCAGGTAGGTGACACGGGCGCCGAGCTTGCAGAAGACCGGGCCGAGCTGTTCTTGGCGCCAGCGGCGCAGGGTCTTGACCGAGAGCCCCCAGCGGGTGGCGAGTTCGGTTTCGTCGAGGGCCAGGCGCGCGGGCTCTGCTTGCGGGCGCTGCTGGGCATGCCGTGCAGGTTTGTGAATCGGGACTTGGACTTGCATTTCGATGTGCCTCCTTGATGAATAGGGCACATCGAAGTCTCCGCACGGATTTGTGGTCCGTTTGTGGTTCGTTTATGGGGCCATTTATGGTTCTGCCGCAGCCCTCGGTTTGCGGCGTGGCTGTTCGACTCGGACTGCTGAACGGTGCGACTTATTGGCGCGGTCTCGGGCAAACTTCCGCTGTGCGAACGCCATCCGTCACTTCAATCGAACCACGCGGATCGCAGGGCCGTGCCCCAACCAAAACGCCCTGGGAACGCTTCGCCCTGGATGTCCTGCCGGTGACCTACATCGCCGAGCAGTGCTACTGCGAACAGCGGGTGCACCTGTGGCTGAAGAAGCCGAGTTCGATGGTGTCGATTCCGCGTGAGAAGGAGATGCTCGGGGGCCCGGCACTTGCCCTGCGGCACGCCGCAGACGCGGGGCTCACCTTCCACGCGCAAGCCGCCGCGCTTTCCCGGCCTGTCACTCAGACCACGCTTCGCAAGGTCCTTCGGTCAGAGCCGTCGGTGGTGTTGGTCGAGTCGCCGCTGCAGGCCCTGTTCGAGGGTTTTCCCATCACCGGGATACCTGATGCGGTGCACTTCGAGCAGGCAGTGGCGCGCTGCGTTCTCGACTACAAGGTCACCGACTCGAACCAGTTGCAGATGAGCCACCGCGTGCAGTTGTGGCTGTACGGCTGGCTGTTGCAAGAGTCCAGCTTTAAGTTGTCCGATGCCCTGATGGTCAGCGTGCTTGTGCCCAGCGCGAGCGCGGTCGCCTTCGAGAAACTTAACGAGGTCGAGCGTCAAGACTTGGCGGTGACGGTGCACCACCATGCTCGCGCCGTCGTCGATGGCGAGCCGGAGCGGGAGAACTGGTACGTCAAGAAGCTGGCGTTGTCCGATGGGTTCTGGGTGCGGTTGCGCATCTTTCGGTATGACCGGCGAAAGGCCAAGCGCGAGTTGGCGTTCTTCGCGCAGTACTGGAGAGGTGAACGTGCGGCGATTCCATCTAAAAACTTGCGCAAGTGCCGCGTGTGTCTCTACAACAGCACGGGCGCGTGCAAGAAAGCCCTCGTGCCCTTTGAGGGCGCTCCGTAGCCACGGATGCCGACGAAGTGCTTGGCAGTACCTCGCGCCGCGCTCGGTGCCTGCCCCTGCAACGACGAACACCTGCCGCAATTCTCCGTGGCGCGCATGTCCCGCGTGCGTGAGGATCTGGCGTCCGGCGACGCAGCCGAAGCAGCCGAAGCAGCACGTGTTCCACGGGTGAGGTAACAGCAGGGGATGGTCCTGCTGGTCATGGTTTGCGGCGCACCCTGTACCGCGCCCGCTGGGCCTTCTCGATCACATCTTCGCGAGCGGCCACGCCGCCGAAGGCATCGTCGAACGACTGGTAGCCGGTGTTGGCCAGCGCGTTGACCTCGGCCCACGACAGTTCCGGCGGCGCCTTGTTTTCCACACCCCACATCGTCTTGACGATCTTGGCCCGCTCGGGCGACAACTCGCGCGACTGCTTGAAGTGGGGCAGTCTCAGGCGCAGGCCCTGCAGGAACTGCTCAGGCTCGGGAACACTGGACGCCACCCGGCTGCGCAGAACCCGCTCGAACGCTGGCGCATCGAACCGAGCCTGGCCCTGGTCGTCCAGGCCGATGAAGTCGTTCAGCACGCGCGGCGCATGGACATGCCATGGTTCGGCGGCGACCGCCCGTAGGAGCAGGACGATCCCGCCGCACGGCCAGATCGGGTCATTCAGGACCGCTCGGAGTGCCTCCACCGGCGCCCGCGCCCACAGCCGGGCCACGAACACCGGGACCCAGTCGTCGCTCCCGGCGACGCGGGCCGCGCCCAAGTGCCACAGGTGGTCCGGTACCCGAGCCGGCTGTCGAGAGCGGTCGCGCCGCTCGATGCCGATCCAGTCCGCCAGATCGTCCAGCCAGGCCTGCACGTTGAACGAGTAGACCGCGATCTCCTCCAGCGCTTGCGTGAGCCTGCAGGGCCGATAGCCTGGTGCCGTGTAGCTGAACGTGCCGGCCTCTTCGTCGATCTCGACTTCCACGTCGATCTCGTCGTCAAACAGCGGTACCGGGATGTGCGACAGGTGGCCATGCGGAACAATCCAGCGCCGCTGCAGGAATGGCTGCGCCCGGCTGAGCAACTGGGGCGCGCAGATCCGCTCCTGCGGGCTGCGCACCCGCTCCATCGTGGACAGGAACTGCTCAAACAGGCAGCCCGGCTGCATCACGCCCGAGGGCATCTGCCGCCTCAGTACTCCCATGCGCACCCCAGCCGGACGAGCTGCGCGAAGACCAGGTCCCGGTCTGCCTCGGTCTTGCAGCGGTCGCTCAGCCCGTTCGGTGCGCGGACCTCCACCGTGACGGTGCGCGCCCGGCGCTGGGCCTGGCGCGCAAGACGCAAGGACAGCTTGACCTCCAGGATGTCATAGCCGACGAAGTCTGCAAGCCCGTAGTCCTCGCGCGCCACGTCGTAGACACTGCGCTCTTCATCGCGATGCCGCCGGATGCGCAGGTCGCTCTGCACGATGCGAGTCATCGAGTGGCCGCGGAACGGGACCTCCCGGGTGTGCGACCTGGACACGACGAGATGCTGGATCGCGATGTCTTCGATGCCATCGATGCGGTGGGTCTTGAGGCGCGCCAGCATGCCCGCGTCTGAGAAGCCGATCAGTTCGAATTCGCGCATCGGCATGGTGCGGATGTCGCCGCTGCCGCCCAGCACCACGTCACGGAACAGCGCCGCCAGCGCCGGCCGACTGGCCTTGTCGTCGCAGAAGATGCCGAGCGCGCCTTGCCCAGGCTGCCAGGCGAAACGGACCTGGGTCACGGCCGGTTCGTCCCGCTCGATCACCTCGCCGTCATCCAACTGCTGGTAGTGCACCCGCTTGCCGTTGAACAAGGCGCTGAGCGTGTAGAGCGTGACCGGCTCGCCAGGCTGGGCCGCATCGCGGCGCACGAACGCTTCGATCACGATGTCCTCCGGATCGATCTGAGGAAACATCGCCACCAGGCCCGCCCGCAGTGCCGCCTGCGTGTCGTCGTCCAGCAGCGGTTGCACGTCCTTGGGACCGAGGTAGTGGCTGGAGTACTTGCCGGCCTGCGCCTGGCGCAGCATCTCCTGGCGGGTCTCGGCATGGTCGAAGCAGCGGTCCTTGGATCCGGCGATGCACTCCTGACCCAGGTACAGCCACAGGGCCAGGGTGAACTTGTCGTCAGGCACCGGGATGCTGGCGCCGCTGTCCGTGGCAGCGGGGCCGGCGTCGTCCAGCACCTCACCCATGGCCAGCGCGCCGGATTCGTCGCACAGCAGCACGATGCGTTCGGCTGCACGCTCCAGGCGGGCCTGGATGGCGATTGAGAAATCCGCGACCGCCGCGAACACGGCATTGCGCGAAGCGACGGCAAGCGGGCCGACGGCCTCGACCAGCGGTGCCACCGAGGCCGGACTGCCGGTGGCATGCTCCAGCAGGGTTTGCAGCAGGGCAGGGCGCCGCGCCCGGCGTACCAGCTTGACGAAGTGCTCCATGTGGGCCAGCCGATCCGGCCCCTCGTCACGGGTGCGGGCCCGCGCCTTCTTCTCAGTCTCAGGCATCAGCGGCGCCGCCGCGGGGAGTTGTTGTTGTTCGACGGAGGCGGCCGTGGTCGGCATGCAGTGCTACCTTTCAGATTGAATGCGCGATTGCGCGAGTGGTTAACAGTCGAGCGAAAGAAATGCCGGCACGCGGCCGGCGGGGATTCAGTGAACTGGGGTCAGCGGCGAGCGTCGTTGCGCGGTGCGGAGGGTGGCAGGTAGCCGTAGCGCTCCATGCGGACTTCGATGAAGCGCCGGTGCACGCCGAAGCGCGGCGCCAGGGCCTTTTGCAAGGCCTCCACGGCACCGGCCTGACCCTCGGCAGTCAGCTGCAATGACGCACCCGGCAGGTCCGGATCCAGTGAAGGGCTGTGCTGGATCTGCACCCCGTGCGCCGCGGCCAGGTCCTCGATCGCGCGCCGCAGGGCCAGTCGCGGCACGAGCAGGGAGCCCATGAACTCGTTGGCGCGTAGTTCGGCAAAGTGGACCTCGCGCGGGATCTGAAGCCCAGGCGCGGCCGCTGCTGCCAGATGATCGGCATCACGCGTCGTGGTGCGGTAGGCCTTATGCGCCCGGGGATCCACGTCGTCGAACAAGCCGGGCCCGCGCGCCGCGGCGGCAATCCAACCCGGGGCATCGAAGATGGCATGCCCCAGTTCGTGCGCGAAGGTGCTGAGCATCAGCGCGTCGCCGGATTCCGTCGCCACCGGCGAGATGGCCAGCACGGCGGCGTCCGTCCCGGCGTGGGGATCGAACTCGCACACGCCCAGCACCGGCTGGCCTTGTTCGTCAGTGACCGGGTGCTCGGTGTCCACCCACAGATCGAAGGCGATGCCGTTGATCCGCAGGCCGTCCAGGCCCTTCAGGGTGGCCAGCGGGATCGCATCGGTCTGTGCCGTGACGAGCTGCAGGCGGGCCTGCGCCGCGACGCGCTCCACTTCAGAATGCTTCAGGTACCGGGGCAGCTTGCGGTCGCAGCACCGGTAGTCCAGGGTCAGCACCGGCATTCACTGGCCCCCAGCGCTCTGGCGGCGGTACATGCGAACCACGGCACCCACGTCCTGCTGCATGTCCGGCGGCAGGCGCCGGGCCTCGATGAACGCCTCGTCCGGGTCCTCGCCCAGGATCTCGGCCGCATTGCGGATCAGGTCGTCCTTGGGGGGCTTTTCCATCTCGCGCTCGATGCGTGACCAGTACGCGGGCGAGATGTCCAGGCGCCGGGCGAAGTCGTTCATCGCGATGCCCTTGGCGTCCCGCTTCTGCCGGATGTATGAGCCGAATCCCATGCGATGACCTCGTTGCGTGATTAGTGAACGGAGAGAACTGTATAAATATACAGGTGTGCTGTCAACAGGCACTGCGTGGGGTGCCGTCCGGGCGTGCGGCTCACCGGCTTCGGTGCCGATTGCCCTGCGTTGCCATCCTGTTCAGGGATTCCGGCCGAGCATCCTGCCCGTTGCAATTCCCCGGATCTGTCCCGATGAACATCGAACTCGATGCCCCCGCCGAGATGCCGGCCGGCGCACGCGCCGCCGAGATCATGGCCATCCTGGCCCGCGCCATCGTGCGGACCCTGGTGGCACCGGACGGCACGCCGGAGGCCGGCGCGGCCACTTGCCGCAAAGAGGCGGTTGGCCTTGGCTTTTCGGCCAACCAGCGCGTTCATACAACCCCTTCTCAACCGGAGCCGTTGTGCTGAACGATCTCAAGACGAACGACCTGCAGGCGTCGATCGCTGCCCAGGTGGCGGGCCTGCCGCACCTGCCGATGCAGGAACTGTGGGTGCTGTGGGACCGCTACTTCTCGCGCCGGCCGGAGCGGCCAAACCGCGACTTCCTGGCCGCGCGCATCGCCTACAAGCTGCAGGAGCAGGCCTTCGGCGGCCTGGCGGCCGAGACGCGCCGGCGCCTGGAGGCCATCGGCGCGAAGCATTCCAAGATCAAGGTGCGTGCCAAGCCGCGCGAGATCAGTTTCGCGCCGGGGACCGTCCTGCTGCGCGAATGGGGTGAGCGGGAGCACCGGGTGGCAGTCACCGCCGAAGGGCTGTTCGACTACGAGGGCCGCTCGTTCAAGAGCCTGACCGCCGTGGCGCGGCACATCACCGGCACGCAGTGGAACGGGCCCTTGTTCTTTGGCCTGCGCGGCGCGCGGGGGGCGGCATGAGCGGGCTCACCAAAGAGAGCGTCCTCAGCAAGCCGCGCAAGCGCTGCGCGGTCTATTGCCGGGTGTCCTCGGACGAGCGGCTGGACCAGGAGTTCAACTCCATCGATGCCCAGAAAGAGGCTGGCCATGCCTACGTGGCCAGCCAGCGGGCCGAAGGCTGGATTTCGGTCGCGGACGACTACGACGACCCTGGCTTCTCCGGCGGCAACACCGAACGTCCGGCGCTCAAGCGGCTGCTGGCCGACATCGAGCGCGGCTTGGTCGACATCGTGGTGGTCTACAAGATCGACCGCCTGACACGCAGCCTGGGCGACTTCTCCAAGATGGTGGAGGTGTTCGAGCGCCAGAGGGTGTCGTTCGTGTCGGTCACCCAGCAGTTCAACACCACCACCTCGATGGGCCGGCTGGTGCTCAACGTGCTGCTGTCGTTTGCGCAGTTCGAGCGGGAGGTCACCGGCGAGCGCATCCGCGACAAGATCGCCGCCAGCAAGCGCAAGGGGATGTGGATGGGCGGCATGCCGCCACTCGGCTACGACGTGCGGGATCGCATCCTGATCGCAAACGACGCCGAGGCGGCGGTGGTGCGGCGCATCTTCGAGGAAATGCTGACCCTGGGATCGCCCACGCAGATCGCGGCCGGCCTCACCGCCGAGGGGATCACGACCAAGGCGTGGACCACCCAGGACGGCCAGCACCGGCTCGGCGGGCGCATCGACAAGAAGTTCCTGCACAAGCTGCTGCGCAACCGCGTCTACCTGGGGGAGATTGCGCACAAGGGGGCCTGGTACCCCGGCGCGCACGCGGCCATCATCGGCCAGGACCTGTGGGACCGGGTGCACGCCGTGCTGGCCCGGGACGGCCACGCCCGCTCGGCCGACACCAAGATCCGGTCGCGCACGGACGCCTTGCTCCGGGGCCTGCTCTACGAGCCCTCGGGGGAGCGCATGTATCCGACCTACACGAACAAGAACGGGCGCAAGTACCGCTACTACGTGTCCAAGTCCGAGAGCCGGTTCGGCGCGCCGGGCAAGGGCTATGAGCGCCTGCCGGCCCCTGAAATCGAGGCGGCGGTGATCGCGCAGATCCGGACGGTGCTGGGCAGCCCGGAGGCCATCGCCGCGGTGGTGCGCCACATCCAGCGCGATGGCGCCCCGGTCGACGAGGCCACCACCGTGATGGCGATGAGCCGGCTCAACGACGTGTGGGACCAGTTGTTCCCGGTCGAGCGCCACCGCATTGCCAACCTGATGATCGAGCGGGTCGACCTGGTCCATGACGGCGAGGCACAAGGCATCAAGGTGACGTGGCAGGAACTGGGCTGGGACGCCCTGATCGGCGAGTTCGTGCCGCGGGGGATCGGCGCGGAACTGCTGGAAGTGGAGGGTTGATGGACACCTCGCTCGAAACCTTTGTGCCCCTGCAGTTCAAGCGAAAGAAGGGGCAATGGCTGGCCGATTCGGGGACATCCGTGCACGACGTCCGGATCCTCGAGGCCGTTGCCCGTGCACTGCACTGGTACTCACTCCTGGACTCCGGTGCGTTCAACGGTGTGGCCGAAATCGCGCGTGCTGAAGGGTTGATGCCAACGACGGTCGGCAGGCTGCTGCGGTTGGCAAGGCTGGCCCCAGACATCATCGAGCAGTTCATGGCGGGCAGCCAGCCTCGGCGAGTCACCCTGCTATGGCTGATGCGTCACGACATTCCGGCGCTTTGGGCCGAGCAGCGCCAGATGCTTGAGATCTTCAAATAGGAAGCGGCATGTCCAAGAAGCACTATGGCGTGCAGACAGCACACCCCGTGTCTCACGAGATCCCGACACCTGCGGGAGGGGTGCGTCTGGAGACCTTCATCCCGTGGACGATGGTCAGGCGCGGAGTGAGGCGGGAGGTCATCACGCCGCTGGATGCTCCGCAGGAGTTTGCGGTGGAAGCGAGCCGGGAGCATGAGGCCCGGGTCGTAGCGCAGGACTCCGCGCTGGTGCGGGCGCTGGGGCTGGCGCATCACTGGCAGCGGCTGCTCGACGAGGGGCGGTACCGGACGATCACCGAGATCGCCGCAGCCGAAGGCATGGACCTGGGGCAGGCCAGCCGAGTGGCGCAACTGGCGCGGCTGGCGCCAAAGCTGGTCGAGGTTTGTGTGGCACGTGGGCCCCACGCGCTCTCTCTGGAACCGTTTGTCCGTCGTAAGCTGCCGACGCTTTGGGCGGCACAGCAGGAGATGATCGCGGTGACATTGAGCGTATAGACGTCACATCATCTTCAGCTTCCCCAAGCAGATCGCAGTTCCGGCAGAACACGCGCCCGCTCGTAGCGGGTAGGTGACGCTCTCGACCGGTCGGCGCATGATCCCGTGCAGGCAAGACTCGACCAACGGGGCTCACGCCGTTCGTGACGGTCAGATCTGGGTATAGGAAGCTCCAACGCCCTCGGCAAAGCCCAAGACAAGCTTGCTTGACTGGCCTGCACGTGAAGCTCCAAGTACGTGAATTTTGGCGCCTTGATCACTGCGTCCGCTGATTCGGCGGACAGTTATAGGTCGTACCATTGGCCTTGATCGACACAGTCCAGCGAGTCCGTCACGATCATGCAACTGGCGCATACACCGGCGACATTCCCTCGTGCAGCGCATCGCAGGATCCCCGCGGCGGGCCTCCTCCCGCTGCTGATGCTGGTCAACCTAGCCGGCTGCGCCAACGACCAGCAGCGGACGCGCGCCGAAGGCGCCGGGATCGGCGCGGTCATCGGCGCAGCGATCGGTGGTGCCATCGGCGGGCGCGACGGTGCCGCCATCGGCGCTGTCATCGGTGCCGGCGGCGGCGCGGTCTTCGGTGATCAGCAGGCGAAGAAGAAGCAGCAGTACGCCGAGAGGGAGGATGCGCTGAAGCTTGCGATCCAGCAGGCCCAGGAGACCACGCGCCAGGCCCGTTTGGCCAACGAGAGCCTCCGGCGCGACATCGTGGTGTTGGACGACGCCGTCAAGCGCCTGAAAGGCCAGCGCATGGACGCCCGTCGTCGCACTAAGCTGGCCCAGGCGAGCCGGCAGCAGTTGAAGCAGTCCAACGCGAAGGTCGAGCAGCAACTGGTTGCAGTGCGGCAGGAGATCGGCAGGCAGCAGCAGGCACTACAGCGCGACGTCGAGATGGCACGCGCAGCGCCGGAGGCGCCGTCGCCGCCAGCACTGCGCTTGGTCGGGGCCGGCGTGGACGATCTGCGGTCACAGGAGCGCGCTCTGGAACGTGCCAAGGCGCAGTTGGCGTTGCTCGATTCGAACCGCGCGTTCTGAGCGAGGGGACCCATGACACATTGCCATCCGTCTGGGCTGCTGCGCATTGCCGCTGCCGTGCTGTGCGCCGCCACGCTGGCGGCTTGCCAAACCACCGGCGATCCGCGCAAAGGCGGCCTGCTGGGCTGGAACGAACAGCAGGCGATGGCGCGGCAGCGAGCGCTGGAGGCCCAGCGTACGGCCGCACAGCGTGAGCTGGGCCAGGAGAAGCAGCGGAGCGCCGAATTGATAGCCCGCCAGTCGCAACTCGGGTCCGAGGCGCAGACCCTACAGGCATCGCTTGCCAGCGCGCTGGGCGAGAACGACGCGCTCGACGCCCGGCTGCTGGATCTGATGGGCCAGCGCAAGCTGGCGGACGCCGAACTGGCGCGGCTGCAGAAGACGCTAGAAGCGAGCCGGGCCGCGCGCGCCGCCGCTCGGAGCGCGGCGGCGGACAGGACGGCGTCTGCGCCGGTCGCGGCAGACAAGCTGGCGTGGCATTCGCAAGAAGTGAATCAGTACAACCAGCTGCTGCACGCGGCGGTGATCCTCCTGATGGGGCGCTGAGGTGGCCTGGGGTATCAGGCGGCGATACTGCTGCACCAACGTCCCTGCACGCTGCCCGCATGCGCTCGGCGATGCGCTGTTCAGCCAGGCGCAGTTCGACCGCTGGAACGGCACCTGTCGGGGCGACGCCGACCGCCTGGGCTGCGGTGCCGCGCTGCAGACGGGGCGGGCGGACAACCGCCGGCCCTTGTGGGTGGTCGCGAGCGTCGCCGCGGCAGGCCTGTGCGCGGGAGCTGCCGTGCTGCTGCGCACAGTCGTGTTCCCACCACCGCTGGAGGACATCGGTTTCGTGGCCAGCCGCACGACGGTGGCGGACACGGCCAGCGAGGTAGTGGTCTCGCTGCGCCGCGGCGGCGGCTCGCAGACGCCCGCGCGCCTGCAGGCGCGTTTCGTCGATGGCAGCGCGCGGTCCGGCGTGGACTACCTCGCCCCGGCGTCCACCCTCGATTTCCCGCGGGGACAGGATCAGCTGGAGATCCACATTCCGGTCCTACGCGACGGCAACCTGCGCAGGGACGAGCGCCACTTCTCAGTCGTGCTCGACAACGTGCTGGGGCGGCCCAGCCACACGGTTGTGATCGCGCCGCCGGCCGCCGATCCCGGGGGCCGTGTCGTACTGGAGCAGTCGCTGCTGTCGGCTTCGCGCATCGCCGCGGACATCGCCGGCTTGGTGGTCAAGATCGAGACGATGGAAAGGCTGCTGTCCGAATTCCGCAGCGACAATGCCCGCTTCGAGGAAATGCGGCGCCAGCAACGCTCCGCCGCGGACAACCTGGTCCGCGCCCGCGAGGCCTACCTGCGCGCAGTGCAGGAACTCAAGGCGCTGCCGCCGCGGACGGTGCTGGCGACGGCCGACCGCCTGGCTGTGGACCTGCGCGAGCGGCGCTTCAAGCAGCAGGCCGACACGCTGCCCGTGCTGAGCCGGCACCTGGAAGAACTGCTGAAGGGTAAGTCGCCCGACATGGACCGCTGGGTCACCGAACTCGGCGCCACCGTGCCACGGGTGCCGGGCGGGAACGTCCGCAGCCCCAATGTCTGAAGACCGGCTGGCGGCGGGCAGGCGGCCGTTCAGCGCCGGCCGCCGGACGGCGCCGGGGTCTCGTCCGCATCACCGTGGGACGTCCGTGCGTTATCGGGCGCCGGCAGCCAGGGCAGGTCGTCGCGCGTCGCCGGTACCGTCTTCGGCGCAAGGGCCGACGAAGCACGTTCGGCAGACAGTCGCGGCATGCGCGTGCCCAGATCTTGGCGCAGAGTTTTGGCCACCTCCCTGCCTTCGTCGCTCTCCGGGTCGTCCAGCGCATCGCGCTCGCGCGCACCCAGGCTCTTGATGAGCGCGATGCGGTTGCCGTCAAGCGCCTCGCGCTCCTTGCGCTCGTGCTCGAGCGCAAGCCGGGCCTCGTCGAGCGCGGCATCGCGCACGACCAAGTGCTTGGCCTTGCGCGTTGCCAGCGCGGTGATGTCGGCGTCGGTGTCCAGCCTGCGCAAGGCCCGTACCTCGATCGACAGGCCGAACTCCTTGCGTATCGCGTCGCCGGCCAGGCGCTCGGCCCACGCGACGATCTGCGTATCGTTGGAAGCGCTGGTCCAGTGCTGCGCCAGATCGGGGCCCATCGCCATGCGACCTTCCAGCACATTCTTCACGCGCTGCCGGATGTCTGCCAGCTCGAGCGCGATGGCGATGCTGCGCCGTTCCTCGGCAGACCACGCGCCTGCGGGCACCTGCACTTCCAGTCGCGTGGCCATCACGCGCATGCGCGTCTCGGTCAGTGTCGACTCGCTGCGATAGCCGAAGTCCTTGCTCTCGAACTGTTCCCAGCCGGCCGCCGTCATGTCGACCACCTCGATCGTGCCGGCGATAGGCACGATGTCGGCCTCGCCGCGGTTGTACTGCGGCTTGATATCGGCTTGGAAGTCGACAGTCTGGCCGCGCAGCGCCTTGAAGCGCAGCGCATCCTCGGTCGGTGCCTGCCGGATGTTGACGATTTCCGAGTTCAAGCCGTAGTCGGCCAGCCGCTTGACGATGGCATCCTCGAGCGCCGGCTTGACCTTGTCCTCGAAGTGCAGATTGAAGTCCTGATGGTCGAAGCGCTGCACCACGTCGCGGCAAATCTGCCTGACGCGGTCTGCGATAGGCTGTTGCACGTCCAGCGCATCGGGCACGACCAACAGGTGCAGCCGGGAGACGTTAGGCCCCAGCCGGGTCTGCAGCGAGATCGCGAACTGCACCTGACCGACGGCGTTCTTCAGCTCGTACTTCTGCTGGTCGGCGCCAATGTCCACGCGCACCGGCTCCAGCAGCTTCAGCGCCGCGATGTCGGGCAGGCTCTGAAACATCTGTACCTTAAAGCCGATCGTGCGCGCCTCGTCCTCGATGCGCTGGCGCATCTGCTTCTCGATGGAGTCTTCGCCACGCGAGAAGTGCTGCACCACGTCGTAGTAGCGGCGCGCGAACAGCAACTCCTTGACGGCCTCGCCGATGGCGCGCGACATCGCGGCGCGCACCTCGGCATCGCCATTCAACCCGCTCTTCCTGTAGGCCTGGTAATTAGCCAGCCGCAGCAAGGCGGTGGTCTCGGCCATGCGGTCACGGCTGCTGTCGGCGAGCGTGAAATGGTCGGCATTGGGCGCTGTGCGGCTGACCTCCACCTGCAACGGTGGTACGTTGCGCAACTGCAGCCCGATGCGGAAGTGTGCGCCGCCCAGCGCGCGGCGCACTCGTTCGCTCACGCCCTTGTCGAGATCTACGGACTCGCCGATGCCCGTGGAGGTGCGTTGGAAGATGTCCAACAGATTGTCGTCACGCTTGAGCTGCTCGCGAAGCATGGTCATCTCGTCGTTCAGCGCGCCGCTGATGAGCTGGTAGAGCACCTCGCCGGGACTGGGCGCCCCGGACAAGGTCTCGACGAGCCGGTACGCCTGCATGTCCTCGTTGGCTTGAATTACGAACGAGGCGTCGAAGTCCAGATCGACCGCGTTGGTGCCTTCGGACCAGCGGAATTTCCAGTCCTGGACCTGCTTGGGCACCGTGAACTGCTTAACGAAGTAGTGGACCTCGCCACGGCGGCCGATCAGACCCCCCAAGAGGGTCTTTCTGTACGGTCCGGCGCGCTTGTCCGCGAACACGACCCGGTGCCCCGCGCCGTGAGCCTGCTCGCTGAACGACTCGGCATTCACCACGCGCACCAGCTCGTCGATCACATGTTCCGTCATGGCACTCTCCTGGACTGTTTTCTGACGTATGCAGCGCGCATGGCCGTGGTACCTTCAGGCGGCGGACAGGCATCGCAACACCAATTGCGTGGCGCGGATGCGGCGCCGCATCCGGCGGACCATGTCGATGTCGTCGTCGGCTTCGAAAGCCTCGCGCGTGGCCTGCTGCGCGGCCAGCGACTCGCGGCCCTGTCCGATCAGGCCGCGGCGATGCTGCAGCGGCAGCACCGCACGTACGCCCGCGGCGATGCGCGCGAGCGCGCCTGCGGCCTGCGCTGCGTCCACTTCGTCGTCGGCCTGCAGGTCCAGCGCCACGGTGCGCAGGAAGCGCACGATGTCTGCCACCGGCAGCACGCCTGCGCCGGCGACACCGAGCCTGGGCTCTTCTCCCACTTCCAGGTGCGCCATGGCCAGAAGGCGCCCGATCATGCCGGCGTCGCCAGCGCTGTGGACATCGTGCACCGGCAGCAGCTCCAGCCGTGCCAGCACACTGCCTGCCCGGCCGTCGGGGTCGAGTTGCGGTGCCAGCGCTTCCAGGCACAGGAAGGCCAGACGCTGGCCCTGAATGCCGCACAGCGGCGCCTTGGCGCGCAGGTTGGCGGCGGCGGCGAAGCCCGCGCGCACGTCGGCTTCGCGGGCCTGGACGACGCCGCCTGCGACCGCCGTCCACACCGGGGGTGCCTCGGCCGCCGCCAGGGCCATCAGATAGTGCAGCGCCAGCGCGGCATAGCGCGGCACGCCGTGCAGGCCAGGCAGTTCGGCCGCGGCCTGGCCCCAAGGGGCCGCGGTGGCGGTGGTCTCGTCCAGCACGCGCGCGAGTGCCGCGGCAACCGCCCGCGGCCAGCGGCGCGCCAGCAGCAGCAGGGCCCACAGCGACGTGAGCTGGCACCGTTCCAGTTCCTGTATCGCCGGCCCTGCCGCGGTGGTCTCGCGCAGCTGCGTCCAGAAGTCCCGTGTCTCGGCGGACGCGTCCTGGTTCGCTGCCGCGAACACGGTGCGCAGCGGCTGCAGCCCCTGTTCGACCTGAAAGCGCAACTCGCAGCCGACCACTGCGCCTGCCAGCGCGTCGATCACCGACATGGGCAGCCGCGGCTCAGCCTCCTGGCTGTCCGACGACAAGTATTCGACCAGCGCGTACAGCCGTTCGCCGATCACGCCGGGGCCGGCGTGGCGTGCCACCGCGCGCTGCCAGGCCTCCATCAGCCACTCTGCCGACACGCTGCGCACACCCGCGGCGTCCAACCGGGCCAGGGTGCCAAGGAAGGACTCTCGGTAGCGCGCCGATGCCTGGTCGTCGATTAGGTAACGGTCGAGTAGGCTGTCCGTGCGGCCGGCCAGCAGCGCGGGGTGGTGAGCGATCACCCAGCCGGACTCGGCGTAGGGGCTGGCAGGGTCGGACAAGCTGTACCCGGCGCCGCGGGTTGTGCCCGACAGCGGACTAGCGTCCGCGACCGAGACGAGGTAGCGCACGCCCAATTCACTCAGCACCTGGTCGACGTGACCGGCCAGCCAGCGTTCGTGCCGAGTTGGTTTGGCGGGGAGCGACGCAGCGGGCGCACTCGTGCCTGGCGCCGCCGCCGGTGGCTGCGGTGGGGCGATGCCGGTCAGCAGGTCGTCGACCAGCGCCTTGAATTCGGGAACGCCCAGGCATCCGAACAACGAAGCGACGATGCGCGGAACAGCATCGAAGGGCGACTCCTGCTCGTCGACGCGCGGTGCCGCCGTGCGGTGGGCCGCACCTGTGACCTCAAGGGTCTTCACCGATTTGTCGAACGGATCCAGCCGCCCTTCGCCGGCATCCCATTCCGCTGCCACCGAGATCAGCAGCCGCGACTTGCGCGTGCGCAGCCGCTCACGCAGGGCCTTCACGCCGACGCCGTTGTTTGAACTGAGGAACATCGTCGTCTTCTGGTCCTGCCGCCGCTGCACGAGCAGCAACGTTCCGTGGGAATCCGCAGGCCACGCCTCGTCGGCCGCCAGGTCGCCCAGCGGCGGCACGACGTCGTTGGCGACGCCCAGCAGCCTGAGCGTAGCCTCCTGCCCAGTGGCCCAGTGAGCGAGGCGGTGCAGTAGCCGCTCGGCGCGGTCCATCGCACCTTGCTGGTGGCGCAGCACGATGATGGATTGCTCCGTCCATGCTTGGCAGGCTGCATCGAAGACGGGGTCGGGGCCAGCCGGGCCGAACTCGCAGTCGCTGCGCTCGATCCAGCTCAGCGCCGTGGCCCAGGTTGCGCGCTGTTCGCCGTGGCGCGCGCCAGAAAAGCTGGTCTCATTGAACGTGTTGCCGAAGAACGTGTAGCTGTGCCCCTCGCTGCGGCGGCCGAGCTTTTCGGGCGCTTCTTCCCGGTCGCCGCGCGGGGGCGGGCGGCTTGTCCTGCTGGCGTCGGAACCCTTGCCCGCCGCGCCCAACGTGGCCGCGGGCCTGCGCGGTCCGCCTGTATCGGCTATCGCGATAGCGGCCTCGCCATCCTGCAC